AGCCCCCTAGGGGGCTCCCGGCACTTAGGTGCAACACCCGCCTCTCTAACCTATGTTTAACATAGTATGAGAGGTGCCCTCCCGGGTCCTATACTTGTTTACAAGTATAGTCCTCGGGGAATCCATAAGAAAGGATTTGTACATGCCTAAAGCAAGGGTGGATACGTGGACAAAGTACCATGTAGATGAGGAATGGAGAGGCAATGCCTCTTCAAACCCATCTTCAAGTCCTGCGTACACGACCCTCCCTCGCCAGGCTTATGGGACCCAGGAACTCCGTACATCCTTCGGGCATCCTTACCAGTTACTCGGTAAAGGTGCCCCTGGTGATATCGGAGGACCCTTTTCGGTGGTACGGCGTGAATACTGGGAAAATGTTCAACCCCAGGTTCATAACCGTACCGTGACAGACGATAGTAATGTCTTCGCGTATAATTACCGAGGACAGTACTTCGCTCGTGACGCTTCAGTCACGGACTCAAGCTTTCCCGCTCCTCTCATTCCTTTGAGTTCTGAACTCATTGGTCTTGGGACTAGCGCGATTGCTCGTGTTCTGCCAACGAATCCCATATCCGATGCATTGGTCTTCATTGGAGAGCTTCGTAGTGAGGGAATCCCTCAACTAGTCGGCGCTCAATCTTGGCAAGGAAGGACTCTTCGCGCGCGTGAAGCGGGCAAAGAATACCTTAATGCCGAGTTTGGGTGGCGACCTCTCCTTAATGAAATCCTAACTTTTAACGATCTCGTTAGGCGTAGAGACATCTACGTCCAGCGTTTTCTTCAAGAGTCAGGAAAACTTCTACATCGGAGGTACGTTTTTCCGCCTACCATTACCACGTCCAAGTCTGAGACGGCCACATGGCCTAACCCCGGACTTAAGACAGGGTACTGGAACGCGCAAGGTGTAAGAACCACGATTACTCGTACACACGAGGAAACGTGGTTTTCCGGAGCTTTTACGTATTACGTTCCGCCTCCATCTAGTTTTGGAAGCAGCGTAAAACGTAATGAAGCAATTGCTTCAAAACTCTTTGGGACAAGGCTAACGCCTGAAGTCCTTTGGAATCTTACCCCTTGGTCCTGGGCCGCAGATTGGGGGCTGAATACAGGTGATGTTTTGCATAACCTGTCAGCCTTTCGTCAAGACGGCCTTGTGATGCCTTACGGCTACATCATGCGGAGACGCACACATGTAGTCGAGGAATCACACCGCGGTGCCCGCATGAAGCGGAACAACGCTAGTGTGATAACGGACCAACGCTTTACTACTACAGTAAAGACGCGGTACAAGGCAACACCTTATGGATTCGGGCTCAACCCCGCCACGTTTACGGGGCGGCAATGGGCCATCCTCGGTGCCCTTGGCTTAGCCAGGGGTTCCGGACCTTCGATGAAATATGACTGATGAGTCATCTTTCATCGATTTAAGCCTTTCCACAACAGTGGATAGGTCCAAACAACGGAAAATCTCCGTTGTAAGTCAGGAGTAGAGTCAATGGCTTTTGCCGATCCCCAATCAGTTACTATCAATGCGATTGCCAAGTCGCTCGCGCGAACTGGCAGTGGCCTCGATACCGGAGCCTTTTCAAAGGACGACGGTGAGGTCAAGCTTTCGATCAGTCACGCTTATGGAAAGCGTTTCCGACGAACTCTTCGCCTTGATCACCAGAAGCTTGCTGCAGATGTGATGGATTCCAGCCTCAACGTGCCGTACTCGATGAGTGTTTACATCGTGTGCGACGTGCCGAAGTATGGATACACCATCACAGAGCAGAAGCAGATCGTGGACGGCCTTACGGCCTACCTCACTGCTTCTTCCGGTGCACGCGTCACCCAGCTTTTGGGTGGCGAGTCGTAACTGGTAACGGGTCGTAGTCATTGGCGTTTGGACTCCGTACCCCCATTTAGGAGGACGTAGTGAAAAGCCAATTACTACTTCTGCAATGTGTGCTCAATGATATGGGCACACGGTGTTGCACTAGCACCATCCGAGATTTCAAAAGAATCTCGGATCGGGTTGAACACGAGGGGATGTCGTTTCTTACGATATCCCTACCTGATTTTGGAAAAAGCTTCGAAAGATGCTTGGACCAGGGTCAGGTAACTCACACAGATTTTGTTGGTTATTCAAAATCTGGGCGTCTCCCGAAATTTCTCTCGGGTTTCACCAGCCTTGTGTTCGACCTTCATAGTGGATACCTACTCGATGTCCCTAGCGTGGATGCAATCCATGCTGTAAGACAGATTACTCTGTTTTACAGTAAGGTTAATCTACCCTGTAGCGATACAAGAGTAGATGCAGCCATTCAAAAGTACATCGAGTGTGAAAGTGAGGTGAGGACCCATGATCGGACGTTATCTGACGAGAACATCTCGTCTTATACTCGTCTTGCTCATGAGTTGTTTGGTTATGCTTTCTCTTACGCTGATCGAAAGATCTCCGAAGGAGAAGCAGTCCCCAAACACGGACCCGGTTCAACAGCTGACAGACTTCTTGGAAACAGGAAGTACTATCAAACTGAATGGACTGAGCGCTTGGAAGGAGTGTTCCCTGCTGGGGAACACCTCTACTCAAGCTGGAGTAGTTATCTCGGACGAGATTCTACTCCATTGCCAATCACCTACCTCGAACCCGGAGCCGAAAGACCCGTCAGGGTCATAACGGTTCCTAAGACGCTAAAGACACCTCGAATAATTGCAATAGAGCCGACCTGCATGCAATATATGCAGCAAGCGGTTCTGGAGCTTTTACTCGAAGGATGGGAGAAGGATGACATCCTTCACCATCTTATCGGATTTGATGACCAAGAGCCTAATCGACTCATGGCACAAATTGGATCCAGTAATGGATCCCTTGCAACACTCGATTTGAGTGAAGCATCCGATCGTGTCTCTAATCAGCTCGTTCGAAAGATGATTGCGCCTTGGCAGTGGTTGTTCTCTGCCGTAGACGCAACTCGTTCTAGAAAAGCTGATGTACCTGGTCATGGCGTTATACGCCTAGCCAAGTTCGCATCTATGGGTTCGGCCCTTTGCTTTCCTTTTGAAGCCTTTGTCTTTACGACGATTGTCTTCTTAGGGATCGAAAAGGACCTAGGTATCCACCTCACCAGGAAGAAGATACGAAATCTTTTTCTTGGGAGGGTGCGCATCTTTGGAGACGATATCATTGTCCCCAAAGAACATGTGCGTTCCGTTGTGGCGACACTACAGGATTTTGGTCTTGTAGTTAACGTCAACAAGTCTTTCTGGACTGGGAAGTTCAGAGAGTCTTGCGGGAAGGAGTATTACGATGGCGAAGACGTATGTATAGTCAAAGCCAAAGCAATGCTTCCCACCCAACGGAGGCACGTCCGGGAGATTGTGTCTACCGTATCGCTTCGAAACCGGCTTTACCAATCCGGTCTCTGGCAATCCGCTAGGCATTTGGATGATCTGTTGTCACGGTTGATTCCGTTTCCAACAGTTCTTCCAACTTCTCCTGCGCTTGGTAGGCATTCTTTCTGGGCTTATGATGAGACCCAGAGAGAATGTCCGTATTTACAAAGGCCCCTAGTCAGGGCTGCTGTAACTACGGGTGATCCACCGGTCAGTTTGATCGATGGCTCAGCTGCCTTACTTAAGTTTTTCTTAAAGCGTGGCGATGAGCCGCTCGATGAGAATCACTTAAGACGTGCTGGACGTCCTAAGTTCGTCAACATCAAACTTAGGTGGGTCCCTCCTTATTAAAGGAAGGGGCTAACGGGGGCACTCTCGAAAGAGAGTGCTAGCGAGGGGATAGTGTCTCCTCCGTTTCCGG